ATGGGCATGTCTGAGACCAATGACACCAGACATGATGCCCATAGTTAAAAAAAGTAAATCAAGGGATAATATCTATTATCATGTAGGACACGGCCATCTTGGATGGACTCTAAGTCCTGCAACCGCAGTTATCCTAACAAAAATAATAACATGAGCAAAGAACAATACAATTTATCAAAACAAACAAACTATCTAAAACGACATATGTTTTTAGATCCAGAAGGCCCTGTCACAGTTCAAAGATTTGAAGAAGTTAAATATTCTAAAATTCAAAAATTTGAAGAACTGGCTCGTGGTTTCTTTTGGGTACCAGAAGAAATCAGTCTTACCAAAGACAAAATAGATCACAAAGAAGCCAGTGATGCTGTCAAGCACATTTTTACCAGTAACCTTCTGCGACAAACTGCTCTCGACAGCATTCAAGGTCGTGCTCCTGCTCAAGTTTTTGGACCTGTTATATCAATTCCCGAACTTGAAGCACTAGTTAATAATTGGAGTTTCTTCGAAACAAATATTCATTCAAAAAGTTACAGCCATATTATTAGAAATGTCTATGGAGTTCCTAAAGATGAATTTAACAAAATTCATGACACGGCAGAAATTGTCAGCATGGCCGCAAATATAGGTAAGTATTACGAAGCATTACATCAACTAAATTGTCGTAAAGAGTTAGGCGAAGACATTCCCGTATATGAACACAAAAAAGCAATTTGGCTGGCACTGAATGCTAGTTATGCATTAGAAGCATTAAGATTTATGGTTAGTTTTGCTACATCATTGGCTATGGTAGAAAATAGAATTTACATAGGTAATGGAAACATTATTAGTTTAATCTTACAAGACGAAATTCTTCACGCAGATTGGACTGCATGGATTATTAATCAAGTTGTCAAAGAAGATGAAGATTTTGCTAAACTAGCAGAAGAATGTCGAGAAGAAGTTTACTCAATGTATTTAGAAGTAATCCAAGAAGAAAAATCTTGGGCTGATTATTTGTTTACTAAAGGAGTAGTCATTGGTCTTAATCCTGCAATTCTAAAAGATTTTGTTGATTATACTGCATTTACTAGATTAAAAGATATTGGCATCAAATATCTAGAAGAACATCCCAAGACTAATCCAATTCCGTGGTTTAATAAGCATGTAAACATTAATAAAAAACAAACGGCTTTACAAGAAAATGAGAGTACAAATTACGTCATTGGTGTAATGAGTGATGTAGTCGATTATGATGTATTGCCAGATTTATAAGAAAAGGAATCATTATGCAGGCTATTGTATGGAGTAAGTATCACTGTCCTTATTGCGATCAAGCAAAGGCGTTATTAAAACAAAAAGGTATTCCCTTTGAAGAAAGAAAAATTGGCGATGGATGGAGTAAAGAAGAATTATTAGAATCTATTCCTACGGCACGAACCGTACCTCAAATTATTTTAGATGGAAAATTAATTGGAGGATTTACTGAACTTAGGAGTTTATTAAGTGAGCAACAATGATTTATCTTCAACCAGTTTAGATGATTTGCTCGCTGATACTATTGATATATCAACAGTTGATATGCATTCAGTTACCTTACCACCTACACCATATTACGGAAATATAACTATTGCGCCCACAACTGGTCCGTTGGGGCAATATACATACAATAATACAATTTTATCAAACGGAACTTATTCTACAACAAATCCAGGTCTACATGTTTCTGGAAACGCAGAGTTTGAAGGTGATATTAAAATCAAAGGAAAAAGCATTCTAAAATTTTTAGAAACTATTGAAAAAAGATTAGCCATATTACAACCAGATCCTGCAAAATTGGAAAAATTTGCAGCATTACGCAAGGCCTATGAACATTATAAAACATTAGAAGCCTTGTGTGATTTAGAAGAAAAGAAAGAAGATTAAAATGTTATTTGAAAAACCAATCGCATCGGGAGATGTAGTTAGTATTAAATTAATCAGCGGTGAAGAACTCATTGCTAGATTTGAAGAGGAAACAAGTGACGTTGTCAAAGTTTCTAAACCTTTGACAGTTAGTTTAGGGCCACAGGGCCTGGGAATGATTCCTTTTGTATTCTTAGGTAATAAAGAAAAGATTACTTTAAAACAGCAACACGTTATTGCAATGATGCCGTCTAAAAAAGAAGCAGCAGATCAGTATATGCAAGGAACAACTGGGATTGCTTTAAGTTAAATAATAATTTAAGGGATCACAATGGCAACATATTCTATCACTTCAAACGTTACCGAAGTTAATGAAGGTGGTAGCGTTGTCTTCACAGTTAGTGTAACTGATGGCTCCACAACCACTTATGGCATTACTATTGTATCTGGAACAAGTACCTATGCAAATGCATTAGATTTTAGTGATGTATTTGGTCTTTACAATACTGTAACTTTACCTGGGGGATTTCTTTCAGGAGTTACAACTTTTACCAAGACATTAGCCTCCAACGTTACAACACCACCCGAAGGGCCGGAATTTTTTGTTGTCCAATTAAGAGAAAATAATACCTCCGGCGCAGTATTAGCAGTATCTCAAAACATTACAGTTATAGATACGCCAGTTAGCACTGATCCAGAAAATGGAAAAATTGGCTTCGGATCATCAAACCAACCAATATTTTATTTTGATAGTAATTGGTATAAAATGACCGGAACACAAATTCAATTAACTTAAGGAGTTTTTAATGCCATACGTACCAGGTGGTGGAAGAATCAGTGACGTTTATCGTAGCGGAAACGTATATGTAAACAATGTGCCTGTTGCCCTGTGGCTTGCACCTGCTGGCAGTGCAAATTTTGTAGGAGTAGAAGATTCTCCAGTAGTAGTTGTTCCTCCAGAAGCCACTACAAAAATTACTAACCAAACAAATGCAATAATCACTGCACAGATATCAAATCCAACTGCAGAAATACCAGCATATTATAAACCAGAAGCAGCAGCCGATGGCGTTAAAGGAAATTATGCACCTGTTGATGATCAAACAACCAGTACTGGAATCATATCGACATCTACGTCTGCGGCTGATTTAATTCCTTTCTTACAAAGAACTGTAGAAGAAGCAGGAAGAGGAATGTGGGCAGAAACTGGAATGGGCGGAAAACCTAGTAATCAAAATATTGTCGGTATTTGGAAAAGTTTAGGATATCCTTCATCCGGTCCTTGGCTTTCAGATCAAACAGCATGGTGTATGGGATTTGTCAATTTTGCATTAAAATGTTCTGGATACAAATATGTACAAACTGCGGCCGCAGCAGCGATAACTACACAACCTGAACGATGGGGTGCAGTACAAGTTCCAAAAAATCAAGCGCAGCCTGGGGATATTGCCTTTTGGAGTTATAGACACGTTAATTTTGTGTATGAGAAAAAAGGAACAAAATTTAACTTTGTTGGAGGCAACCAATCCGGATCGTCGGCAAAAAACAATCCAAATAATGGTGATGTGACTATAAGTTGGCCAAACGGTATAGATCCAAATCACCCAACTTGGGTCAGTTGTTGGAGACCTACCAGACTGTAATTTTGGTAATTTTATAGATTGATTAAAATCTGATTTTGTAGTATACTAGTTCAACAGTAGTAGAAAGGTAGTGAAAATGCAAGGAAAAGTAAAGTGGTTTAACAATACCAAAGGTTTTGGATTTATTCTTCCAGATAATGAAACTGTAGATGTGTTTGCACATTTCAGCCAAATTCAAATGGACGGATATAAAACACTAAAGACTAATCAAATTGTAGAATTTGATCTAGTTAATGGTGAAAAAGGTAAGCAGGCTCAAAACATTAGACCAGTGTGAAAGGCGTAATCATGTATACCTACGAAGTTTGGATTAGACTCAATCCTTATCAAACTGCCCATGTTCGTGTCCAAGCCAGTGACGATTATCAAGCAAAAATGATTGCCGAGGCTCAATATGGTCAGGGTAATGTCCTCAATTGGACCAGAATTGACTGATGAAAATAAGCCAAATTCCGCAAAAGGGCGTGATAGTTTTGACATCACCCCTGGCGGAAGTCAGGGGTGAT